ATCAGTGCGACTGACGTTGCGATGATGATGGTCTTGCTGAAGGTTGCCCGATCACGACATGCCGTCAAGCTGGATAGCCTCGTTGACATTGCTGGCTATGCTGCTCTTGCAGATCAAATGGAGAATCGCAATGATGATTGACTACCTCAAGCTGGCCGACAAGCTGGGCCCGACTGCTGGCTGGCCGACACAGATCAGCATGTGGGCTGACGTCTTTGCCGAAGCTGACCCTCGCTTTGACCGGGAGAAGTTCATTTCGCGAGCGACTAATGCTTGGGAACAAGAGCATCAGTTCATCCTTGATGATGAGATTCCTTGGTAGACAGAGAAACCTGACCGACTTCTTAACCTCAGCAATCCGCTGGCACAGGTGATATGGTTCGGATGCGCATGGTGTGCCACAGCCCGTGCCGGTCAGGCTTGATTCCATGTAGCATATGTGCAAACTATGCTGCATGGAATCATATTTCAATATCGTAAAGAAGAGCGCCAAGACCAGTAAGGTAAATCTTCTGGATGCGTTCAAGTGGGTTGATGTATCCCCATCAACCTATCATCGCCTCATGGCTGGTCAGACAGAGATGAGACACGCAACAGCAGTGAAGGTAGCACGGGCCATTGAGGAACTTCACTCACTACACATCCACCGTGCAAGTCTCGCCAAGCTACGAGAGTCTGGTAAATGATTTGATCGCCGCTCGGCTGAGTCAAAGCATATCACAAGAGGCACTGGCTGATCACATTGGCTGTGCCTCTTCACTTATCCACAAGTGGGAGAGATTCAAACGAGTGCCTTCAGGATTCATGTTGATGTGCTGGATTGATGCTCTTGGATTTGGTTTGCATGTCTATAAACTGTAAGCTCTGCGGCTACCGCCTTCTAGTGGGCAACCTCTGCGCAATTCCGCGCACCCCGTGGCAGGGTTTGGGGTTTACCTCTTGAGCGCGGTGAACCGTGAATGGATCACGGGCTACTTAACCAAGGAACCGACCGCTAACGCGGCTGTGGGTTCGATCCCCACCACTGCGCTCAGCTAATTCGACGCTATTGGATTTAGTTTGCATGTCTATAAACTGTAAGTCTTGCGGCTGTAAGCCATTGTATTTTGTATGCCTTTTAGACGGCCCATCTGATCACGTCGTTATCTGCGACGAGTGCTACAGGAGTGACGCATGGCGCACAAAAATAAAGCTAAGGGCTATTACCACGAACGTAAAATCCTTGACTGGCTCTTGGGGCTCGGCCTCTCAGTCAAGCGGCAGCCCCTCAGCGGTGCGCTCGGAGGAGAATACAGAGGCGACATCACCATCGAAATCTTGGGCCGACGATTGGTAGGTGAGATCAAATACCGGGACAAGTCAAACTTCCCCAGCCCCTTCACTGTGTTGGAGCAAAGAGACTTGGCAATTTACAAGAGAAGAACTGGGGAACCCGGCACTCTTGTCATCTTATCTGAGGAAACTTTTGTCAGCATGATGGAGAAAATCAATGACACAGAAGGAACAGATCGCAGCACACCTGAAGGCTAAGGGGTGGATAACTCCGCTTGAAGCCTTGAATGAGTACGGTTGCTTTCGATTGGCTGCTCGAATCTCTGAGCTTAGAGAGGAGGGCATGGCAATCCTTACGGTTCGCGACCCCGGAAAGAAGTTCGCTCGTTACGTCCGCTTTGCCTGATGTATGCCGAGCTTCTCATGCGACACATCGTCTCATGGGGTGAAGTGTCGCACCAGCAAAAGCTGGTCCTATTGGTTCTTGCCAGCTTCACCGATCACGATGGTCGCTGCTTCCCCAGCATCCCAACAATTTGCAAGACAGCATGCATGTCGAGAAGTACCGTGATCCGCGCCCTAAGCAAGTGCGAGGAGGACGGACTCATACGCAGAGATGCGGGGCGAAGATCCACAACTTACAGTTTCATCTGCTTGGAGGACACCACCATGACCCGCTCTACCAGTGTCAGTATGACACCCGAAGGTAATATATACTCTCTTAAGGAAGAGGCTAAGAGTAAGAAGGAAGGAAGAAAGAAAGACTCTGAGCTAAGTGTAACTACTTCGAGTGTCACTCTGACACTGTTCGAAACCTTCTGGAAAAATTACCCTCGAAAGATTGGCAAGGGTCACGCTCGTCTTGCCTTTGCCAGATCGCTGAAGGTTGCCGATGCTCAGACCATCATCGCTGGCTGTCATGTCTTTGCCGATCATGTCCGCAGTGAAGGCACCGAGCCCCGCTTCATTCCGCACCCGACCACGTGGCTCAATGGCGAACGCTGGGAGGACGAGGTTGAGTCAGGCGCAGCAAGCACATGGGGAGACGCGGCAGGTGAACTATGATCAGCGCATGGCCTTGGTCAAGGAGTGGATCAAGTCAGAGATGCTCACTCGCTTCACTCCACCGAGCGGGATCGACACAAAGACAGCACTGTCTGACGTGGCAGAGACAGTCAACGCCTCACTGCCAGACTCCAAGCACTTTGAATATTACTTGGAGAACCTGACCAAGTTCATCGTCAGGCAATCGCGCACAAGGACACTGCCACCGGCACGTGACTTCCAGATAGCCTGCGAAAATGTGGCAAAGAGCCTCTCAGTGAGCCACTCAGCGCCAACTCAGCAGGCTGATACCTCGACATACCTCAGAGTAACAGTTGCCCGTGTGCGAAGCGGACAGGCGATCTCTGATTTCTGGCTTAAACATCACGCAATGGAGGAGCTTCTTACCAAGACCGACTTGACTCTGGTTGAGTTACAACCGTATATTGATGCACATGCGCGGCAACAGCGCAGCACAGAAGGAGAATACTAATGGAACGCAAAGGCTTTATCGGCGGCAGTGATTGCACGCTGATCGCTCAAGGCAAATGGGCTGATCTATGGGAGATCAAGACGGGGCGCAGAGAACCCGACGATCTCTCAGACAACATCGCCGTCCAACTCGGAGTTCTCACCGAGGACTTCAACCTCAACTGGTTCGAGAAGATGCGAGACACAACTGTCTACGCACACCAGCTTGAGAAAAGCGAAACGATCAAGGGTGTCCCGGCCAAGGCCACCATCGACGGCAAGGTCTATAATGGGGATGTCATTGAGGCAAAGCACACCAACGCTTTCAACTCAATGGACAACGTGACCAGCTACTACATGCCGCAGATTCAACTCTACATGCACATCTCAGGCGCACAGAACTGCTTCCTCTCTGTCATCTTCGGCAACAACAAGTGGGAGTCTGCCTGTGTCAGCTACGACGAGCGCTATTTCAATTCTATGTGGGTGCTGGTCGAAGAGTTCTGGGGTTACGTTGATCGCGATGAACGCCCGGATGATCTTGACCCAAGCCAAGCACCGTCAACAAACTCAGTGCCGGTTAATGAGATGGTCATTCGTGATGCAACACACGACAACGAGTTCGCCTCACTCGCCATCGACTACATCGAGAACCAGCCAGCGGCCAAGCTATTTGAAGCCAGTAAGAAACAACTGAAGATGATGGTCGCAGACAACGAGCGTGAAGTTTTCAATGACAAGCTGAGCATCAAGCGCAGCGCAAACGGAAGCCTTCGCTTTACAGCCAAGAAGGAGAAAGCAAGTGACTGACAACATGAAGCTATGGGATGCTGTCCAAAAGTCAAACCCAAAGTACCTGAAGCAAGTGAGCTTCGGGTCCAGAAAGTTTACGGCAATCGACCCGCAGTATCAGGTCCGGTCAGCAACGGAACAGTTCGGCCCCGTTGGTATTGGCTGGGGATGGGACGCATCGACAGAGTTCATTAACCTGTCCAATGGCGAAACCGCCGTTGTGGCGCATGTTAGCGTCTGGACTGAAAACCCAGCCCAGAGATACGGCCCCTTCCCCGGTTGCCGCAAGTTCTACGACGTAGCCAAGGACCGCATGTCCGAAGATGCGCCGAAGATGGCAGTCACAGACGGACTGACCAAAGCCCTGTCACACCTTGGCTTCAACGCCGACGTGTTCTTGGGCGAGATGGACGGCAACAAATACACCGCACCAACAAACGAAAAGGACCCTTGGTAATGACCGAGTTCGACGACAACAACCGTGGCGCAATGTTCAAGC